CCTCCAACCAGTAGCCGAAAGGCTGCCTGGGCTAGTATTGCAGTGACTGGCTACTACCCTAGTAATAGGATAGCGGCTTATCACCGACGTTACTCGTTTATCGAGTTACGGCGGATGCCATTGCATGCTAGACGGTCTACGCGGTCAACCAGCGTAGATGGCGGGGGGGTCCTTCTAACGTGCTGGATTGTTATCCTGCACGTCAGCCCGGAGTTGAAGTTATCGCCTCTGGGTAATGCTTAGGGTCACTTTTGTCCCCTCTTTTCGAGGTTACACTAGCCGGCCCTAATTTAATGCTGTTCATTCGAACGGCTTAAATTTCCAGTGTAGTCCAACTACTGAGAGTGAAGCCGAATGCCGACGAAGTCGAAGACCTGGACGCAAACGCGTACTTTACCCGTTACTTATAACGGATGGTCACGTTTCCCGCCCTCGCCTGCGATCACGCCTATTTCGGCTACTTTTACCCCAACGGGTAATACGGCTGTTCTCTACTTCGAGAAAAGCCGTACTTGGGGTATCACTCCCAACTGGAAGGCGCTCCAACAGAGTCAAGGCTATCTTCCCACTCAAAACATGGGAGAAGACTTCGTAACCAACAAACAGCCATATACTGTTGGTACGTTCAAGTGGAACTTTGGCTATTGGGAAGGTGAATACTATGGGCCGGTATTAATTTCCGCACCCACAGGCACCTCCAATGTAGTCGGTTCCCTTTACGATGCGCAACAAGTTTCAACAAAACTTGATGCGCAAACTAAAGCTCTAGCGAAAGCTAGGGACATGAAGACGAATGTCGCTGAGTTCTTTGGGGATGGTCGAAAGACCGTCCACATGCTCAGAGACACTGTAAATCGCCTGGGTAAAGCTTACAGCTTATTCAGGAAACGGCGCTATGGAGCCGCCGCAAAAGAGCTTGGTATCGGTAAACCGAAAGGGGCGGCAAACCATTGGTTGGAATACACCTATGGGTGGTCACCTCTTTTATCCGATGCTAAAGCTCTTGCTGAGCTGGCTGCTCAGCACTTAGGACTCGGTGGTCGGCCCCCGCGATTCACTGCGACGGGCTCATCTGTTTTCAGTAAAAAGAAGCAGATGAATGCTAACCCTAACAACCCTGTTACGTGGGCTTATGGCCAACTAAAGGGTTATTATTGGCAGTATGACTATGAGATCCTATGTCATGCAGGTCTTCTGTGCGAAGTAGAGTATACCTCCGCGCAGTTGGCTGCACAGCTTGGGTACGGTCTTACAGATCCGGCCCTGCTAGCATGGGAGCTTACTCCTTTCAGTTTCGTCTTCGACTGGTTTGTCGATGTCGGATCCTGGCTGGAAAGTATGGGCTCCCTGCAAGGTCTGAAAGTCAAAACTGGGTATACCTCAATTACTGTCAGTTGTGAAGGACAGGCTTGGGGTGGTACCGTGGACAATTCGAATAGGCCCTTGGTGGGCTTATCTCCTAGAGTCCCGTTTAACTTTCGGAATTACAACCGGCAGCTATGGACCGGCTCCATTACTGGCATTAGAATGCCTCTCTTCGACGGCTTGAATGCTCGTCGATTAGTGACTTCTGCTGCCTTATGGAGACAGCGTACTAGAGGTGACCGTGAGCCTGGGGGTTATCATCCCTGAGCTTTGGTTGTCGCTAGACGCATCAGGCTTTGATTTTGATGATCTTATTGATCAGATGATCCTAGCCTTCGTTCTGTGGCTAATTCACTCTATAGTAATTTTCCTTTCATTTAGGAAGTAAACCATATGCCTACAATGGCAAATATCACCCTCAACAACTTTGCTGCTTCGCCAGTATCGTATTCGGTACTGAGCGTCGAAGGCAATGTTGGGGTCTGGGCTGATGTCTCGCAAGGTACTACGGGCGGATTCCGCACGATTACCGAGCAAGTCAAACGGCCGACAGATCCGACCAAGGGTGTTACGCGAGTCCAGTTCAGGATCGCACGCCCGTTTGTCAATACGACGACTGGTGCGGTGGACTACATCCTCCGAGCAAACACGGAGATCCTGATTCCTGTCGTGGCTACCATCGCCGAGCGGCAAGAGTTGTACGCAATGACCAAGAATTTCATGGCGCATGCGAACGCTCAAGCTGCGGTGAAGGACCTCGAAGGAATCTGGTAATCTCCCTTCGAAAGCAGACTTTGAACTCGAAACTAAAGTTCGTGTTGTCTGTAATCGTTGGGCCTCTCCTACATATAGCCTATCGGCTGATGAAAAGAAAGGACGTGCCGAATGCGAACCTCGATGCGAAATCGGGTACGCAACCTCGAGCTGCTCGCAAGAGCAAATCGAAGCCAGCTTGAAGCTGAAAAGCTCCTCGCTGGGATTGCTCAGGAGTTGTGGGAACACCTCAACACTCCACTCAGCCTCGGTCTTTCCTTACTGGCTAGAAACGGCCAGTGGAAAGATGTTGTCTCTCAGGAGTTTAACCCTGGAAGATATCTTGAGACTGAATTGGAGACTGCTCGTAACGACTACCAAGCCGTTGCGTTCTTGCGAAAGTGTCCACTAGTAATAGCGGGCGTCGATCGTAAGAAGCGTGCCTTAGACAATTTCGTCAAGGCAGAGCAGCAGTGTGCTCAAACCAATGCGCGTTTCCGAAACATGAGAAGTGGAATCTATGATTCCACCGTTGAGCCAGTACTTCATTTGGCGCAGCGGAAAATATCCTCATGGTTAGGAGACTATATTTCGGCAGAGTTTTGGGCATCCAGTTGTCGCTTTGGACCGGGAGCTGATAACCTGAACAAAGGTAACAGCGTGGGTCCATACCACAAGCTATCTCGAATATCGGCAACAGCCGACTTCGCGGATTGCGCGCAGGCATTGGTGCGAGACCACCCTGCGTGGGCAAGATCAGTCGACGGACGAGCAGAGGGAGAAATCCCTTTGTACGTCCCCGTTGATATTGCCCGGGGCAATACAGTCACGTTTGTTCCAAAGACTGCTATGATCGATCGCAGTATTGCGATCGAGCCTCAGATGAATATCTTCGGCCAACTTGGCCTCGGTAAGCTTCTGAGGACCGCTCTCAAAAGGAACGGTCTTGACCTCGATGATCAGGGACCTAATCAAGTCCTTGCTCAACAAGGTAGCATCGACGGAACTGTTGTTACCATCGACCTTTCTGCGGCTAGTGATACACTAGCACGGGAGGTCGTTCGTGAACTGGTGCCGGAAAAGTGGTATTTTGCACTTGACCTGTGCCGTTCAAAAACTGGAACTTATCGTGATGATGAGGGGGAAATCTCCTTTCGTTATGAGAAGTTTAGTTCGATGGGCAACGGTTTTACCTTTGAGCTCGAGAGCATGATCTTTTATGCTCTTACGCTATCGGTATGTGATCATTTGGGTTTACCAACTGATCAGGTCCGTGCCTATGGTGACGACATCACCGCCCCGAGTGGCGCTGTTGAGCTACTCGGAAAAGTCTTAACCTTTTGTGGCTTTACCGTTAACGAGCAGAAGAGTTACACTACTTCTGTTCGCTTTCGGGAGTCATGTGGGGCAGACTTTTTCAACGGTGTGAACATCCGTCCCTACTTCTGTAAGGAGTTACCAACTAATGCGATCTGCCTTATCCGTATGGCTAACGGTATCCGGCGTGTTGCTGCTCGCCGCAACTGTGGTTATGGTTGCGACGACCGGCTTCGCGCTTCTTGGATATACGTTGTACATCGGATTCCTCGCTCTCTCAGGGACCTAAAAGGTCCTTTCCGAACCATTGAGCCCCCTACAGGGGGCTCTTGGTTCGATGTTGAGTGCGGAGACGGGTACCTCGGCGTTAACTTCGACGAGGCACTTACCTCCACCTGGTTCAGAAGAAATTCTGATCAGCGTGAGGGTTGGCTTTTCGCAGAACTTGGTGCACAACCATTCAGCTTTAAAGCTACTGAATGGCACAAAGCCTATGTAACGGCCTTGTATTTGTGCAGGGACGGCGTCGCGGAGAAAAAGAAAGAGA